GGGGTTGGACTAGGGGTTGAACCGGGGGTAAACGGCTCCAACGTGGCCGGATCAATCGCCTTCTGAGACAGCAGTTCCTTGACTGCATCCCGCTGCCACCCAGCCGACACGATCACATCACTGTTGGCTTTCGCGTCAGCCTCATTGCGGGCCTTGATCTTCTGTACCTCATGCACCACAACCCCGCGCAATGTCCTCGACGCCAACGCTGCCCGCGCGTTAGCCATCGACACAGCCATGTTCGGTTTCCTCCACAGGCCGTCGTGCTTGATCCACGACCTCAGAAGAAACTCGTCGGTGTTGGTGTCGATGATCAGGAACAGATCGCGGGACAGCTCTGCGGCGGCCGCCTCGACGGCCTGAACTGTCCATCCCTTGGCCATCGCGGCGATTCGGCCGGCGTGCCACTCCCCCGAACCGCAATAGGACAGTTGGGGGCTCGTCCACAACACGAAGTACAGATGTTGGGCTGGCGGGGTGAGATCTAACCAGTCATCATCACCCCAGATTGCCAGGTTGATTTCCGAGTGGTCCTTGCCAGTGGCTTTCCTTCCCATCAGTCGTTCTTCTCTTCTGTGCCTTCGAATCCTGGGCATAGGCACTGCGTGTACCGGGTCATGTCATCCGCATCCACACCCAGCCGGACACGGCATTGGGGTGTGTGAGTGGAGCGGGGATGATCACACAACAAGCACGTCATGCTGTCTCCTCGATGTGTGCTCGGTGGTCGGCAAGGGCGTGGTGTCGGCGGATGAATCTTTGGGCGTCGTCAGTGGTGGTGAATTCGGCGGTCACCGTCCGGCCTTGGGTGCGGGCGCATTCCCCGCAAACAACAGTGATCATGGGACCTGCCAGTTGATGGTGTCGCCTTGCTGGAGAATCTGTTCCAGGTATTTGACGGCGGTGACGGTGGAGTTGAAGCATTTCGGTGGTTCGTTTCCACCGGTGACGATGTAATGGGGCCACGTCCCCGAAACCGTGTACATCACCTGAACAGCCCCTTCACGAGGAAGTACGCCATCGACGGGGGTCCGGTGAATGCGAGGACGATGTAGGCGATCGCTTCGAGCTGTTCGGGTGTGAGGTTGCTCATCGGTTCTCCTGTGTGGGTCGTGGTTTCGGTTGGTGCCGGGTGGCCGTGGATGCCCCCACGCGGAACGGTGCGAACGGCGACGAGCACGGAACCACAACATCGACTCGACGGTCATGACACAGACTCGAAGTCGAAACCGACCTCGATCGGCTTGCTGAGTCGGTTGACGATGAGCGGTAGGTAGTCCGCTTCGCGTTCGATGGTGATGCAGCGCTTGTGCTCGTGAATGCACGCCTCAGCGGTCGTGCCGGATCCGGCGAACGGGTCGAGCACGACACCGTTCGGCGGTGTCACGAGCCGCACGAGCCAGCGCATCAAGTCGAGCGGTTTGACGGTGTTGTGCGCGACCTTGGCACCGTCTTCGTTGACGTAGCTGGGGCGTTCCGCGCCGGGTGCTTTCGCTTCGTACCGGAACACCGGGAAGAACCGAGATCCACCGCCGCCACCGCCATACCCGACATCGCGGGTGTCGTTCTTGCGTGCACCGTAGATCTCGTTGGTGTGTGCAGAGCCATCACGGTTCCTGCCGACGTGCGTGCCGTCGCGCTGGTAGCCCGTCTGCGCGTCGAGCTCGGCAGCCTGCGCCTCATCGAGCACCACGTTCGTCGGCCAGCGACCCTCTTCGTGGGCCGAGTCGGTACGCGCACCCGTCCACTCGCCGTAGGCCGCGCCGTTGCGGTTGCTGTCCAGGCCGACGACGCTGGCGCACTTGTCGCGGTAGTCCTGGCCCGCGGGGATGCGGCAGGCGTCGATATTCAGTGCACCGGTGCCATGCTCCAGCACGTTCGCCGCGACGGTGCCCGCCAAAGGTTTTCGCGCGACCACGATCGGCTCGAATGCGCTACTGCCTCCCGCGGCCTGGGGTACGTGCGGCGTGCTTGCGGTAGCACTCTCGGGAGCAGAAAGCGCGAGGGTTGCGCGCAACCTGAGAACGGTAGCGGCGAACAGGCTGTCCACACCCAAAGCAGTCGAGGGTGACGTGAGTGCTGGGGTCGGGCTGTCCGGCGTGCTCGTGACCGTGAGCGACGATATCGAGGACCACAAGGTTCTCAGGTCGGTTGTCGCTTCGGTCGTGGTTGATGTGGTGGACGTGCTCGTCAGTTCGCAAAGTTCGGCCCAGCACGCCCTCCATGACGACACGGTGCTCCAGGGCGTAGGTGCCGTCGTCTCGTCGGACCATGACGTAGCCGTCCGATCGGACGTAGCGACCGCCGCCCCAGTTGGGGTTGTCGACTCCTGCCCTGCCTCGTGCTGGGTTGCTGCACTTGCGGGAGCAGTAGCGGTCCTCGCCTCGGGCGAGTCGGCTGGGGTAGGTGCGGAACTCCTTGCCGCAACGCACGCACTTCGTCTGCACTCGTCCTCCAGTCGGGTCAGTTCCGAACCTATCCCGTCCAGAATACCACCGATGACGTGCGGCTTCCGTGCTACTACCACTGGCTCGTGGCTTGGCTTCAGCGCGGTACCCCAGCCCTGCCACTGCTTGGCGGCATCGGTGGCGGGGTTGTCTTTGCGTTCGTAAACGGCCCGCCACTGATAGTTATCGTCATCGAAGTTTCCGCCGTCCGTAGGAACATGTCCGCGTGCGGTTCCGGTCGCCTCGCGCTCGGCACCCGCGGCCTTGTCGATGGCCTTGGACACGTCGAGCGACTTCGGGAACCCGCTGCCGTACAGCCAGGCGATGGAGTCGCGGATCTCGAAACCGGCGTCCTCGATCGCCGCCGCTAGCCGGTGCCAGGTGCGCGAACCGCCGAACGCCAGCATGTGCCCGCCCGGTTTCAGCACGCGCAAGCACTCAGCCGCCCACAAGCGGCACCAGTCCTGAAACTCGTTGCCCGACCAGGCGATATCGGTGTAGGCGCGTCCCGACATCAGCCGTTCCCGCAGTGCCGCCATGCGTTCGTTATCGGCGGCGCCGTGCCAGCGGTTGCCGCGTCCACGCCCAGTCCACTCGCATACGGCCTCGCGCCACGTCCAGTAGTCGATGCGCTTCTTGGCGCGCAGCGGGTATTTGTCGAGCAGGTCGACAAGCCGCTGGCATCCGACCTTGTCGCCAACAACCCAGCGCGCCATGTCATTTCCCTCGGCACGCCGTTCGATGGTCACAGTTCCGGCGCCGAGAGTGCGCCGCGCATGTTCGAGGACTGCGATGTCGTCGGCGCGGAGTTTGATGGCGAAGCTCGGCGCGTGCGTTCCGCGGGTGTGCGCCTTGATGGTGAAACAGCCCTCGCCGTCGATCAGTCCAGCGAGCCAGTAAGCGAACCCCGCGTCCTCGCGGCCATCGAGGGCGTCCCACGTCTTCGCCATAAACGACAGGTTGTATGGCGGGTCGGTGATGATGGAATCGATTGAGGCGTCGGGCAGCGTGCGGAGCACCTCGACGCAATCGCCGTGGTACAGGGTGACCTGTTCGTCTGTGTAGTACGGGGTCATTTCGCTGCCTCCACGGGTATCCGGTAGGTGTTTCCGTCGTCGTCGAGCAACACCCATTGGCTGCGGTACAGGACGGGAATCTGGATGGGGGATTGGGTTTGACGAACAAGCCAGCCTTCGGCGAACGCTTGCGCCCGATAGGACTCCGCCCAACGATGACAAGCACCACAGGCCCACAGCCCGTTGGACGCCACGTTGGTGTCTTCGCGTCGAGAGCCGCCGAGCGCCCGGGGCCTGCGATGGTGTGCAGTAGCGTCTGAGGCGTACTCACCGCAGCGTTCACAACGACCGTGAGCACGAGACCAGATCAGTTCCTTGACTTCCGGGGGAAACCCCGTGAACCGGCGACTCATGCGGGGGCACCGTTCTCCATGAGGTCGTCAATGAACTCCCGCAACTGCTGGGGTTTCGCGTTCCTCGCGGTCACCTTGTACTTGCCGTAGAACTGGGCAGCAACCGTCTTCTCATCAAGCGTCAGAGCAGCGCACGCATCCCCCAGCTCGTGGAGCAGAGCATTCCGTTCAGCCACCGCAGGATCGGGCGGTGCGGGGGCGTCTGGGTCTCCCTTGCACCACAAGTCGAGAGCAGCGCCGAACCTCATGCCCGCGTTCCTGAGCGCGTCACCGATGGCTTCTTTGACGGCGTTGGGGCCTTTCTTTCCGCCGGCGTCGCCGTATCCGATGCGGGTGACACCGCAGATCGTGAGGCGGATCCACAGGCCGCCTTGTTCGTCCAGGAGTGGTAGGCCGTTGTCCCCGACTGCGAACGGTTCCCATGTCCACAGCGGGTCCACGTCGAGGAACCTCGCGGTGAGGTAGCCGTGGCCAACAAAGTCGAGGGTGATGCCGCCCTTCGGCAGCTTTCCGATCTGGTTGGCGGGGAATGGTTCGCGAAGCTTCGCGAGCCTGTCAACGTCCTGCGCTTCGCCGCTCATGCTGTCCACCTGTCCGCCAACCGATCCAACGAACCAATAACCGCATCAACCCTCGACAGGGCCTTGCTCACCACTTCCAGGTTCAACTCCAGCGCTTCGCGGTCCAGGAACTGCAACGGCGCCCCCTCAGACAACAACTCATGCAAAGCGCACCGCGTGTCATCAAGAGCAGCCGCGGCGGCTTTCGCGTCGTCTCTCGCGGTAATCACCCGTGTATCAACAACCATCAGTTTTCGTCCTTGTCTCGATATTCGGAGCAGTGGCAGCGTTCATGTCCGGCGGGGCCGTGGTAGTTGGTGGCGTCACAACCCGTGTCCCACCGTCCCCGGAACTTGTCCCACGCGTAGCGGTGGAAAGACCGGTTATGGCCACACACGCACATCACGAAGCCTCCAACCAGCGGAACTTCTTGACCAGAGCTCTGAACTCAGCAGCCTGCTTCTTCGACCACCCGTAACCAGGGAAATACTTTTCGACCGTTGTCCGGCTCACCCCCAACGTGCGGGCAACCTCGTTATAGGGTGCGCCGTCATCAAGCAAATATTGGGCGAAATCTTTCTGCTCCTGGCTCAACGGCACAAACTGATCCGGCGACGCCAAACGGGCATCACCAGCTGCCCGAACCCGAACCACCGTCCGAGCCGAACAACCCACCACTTCCCCAATATGCTTGGCGGAACGCCCCTCACGAGTCATCAACAGGATCGTCTGCACCTGCTCTGGGGTGAGCCTGTTCCCGTTGCTCATGCCACCTGATCCTCACCATCGATCGCTTTGAGCAGAGGCCGCCGTTCCCGCTCCGACAACCCCCCGAACACCCCGTAGTTCTCGCGGTTCGCCAACGCGAACTCCAAGCATTCGACCCGAACCTCGCACCGGCTGCAGATCCGTTTAGCTGGCTTCGCGCTTTTACCCTTCTCGGGGAAAAACACTTCGGGGTCCACTTCGGCGCACCGTGCCAGGTCACGCCACGCATGCTTGTCCTCCACCGCTGCGGCGGGCATGAACGACAGATCGATCAGGGTCATGCAACGGACTCCAGTTCTGTGATCCACGCGAACGGGTCCTCAACATCTGGCACACCGGCAAGGGCAGCCATCAACAGTTGAGTGCGTTCGGTTTCCGGGAGGCTTGTCAGATAG